GACAATAGTTGGACCAAACAAAGCGTAGTACTTAGGCTCACCCGTACTGTTCGGCGCTGGATACGCTTCACGGATAAAGTTAACATCTTTATTTAACAAATACGTAAACGTGCCTGTATCTAAGTTAGCGCTTGTTACACCTGTCACCAAAGCCAAAGAATAGACAGATAAGAAATCACTAGGAAGAGAAACGTATTTGTTGTTGGCTGTGATGGCTGAATATTGGTTCTTGCGAATAGATGGAAACTGTACCGTGTTGTAAATGCGTTGTTCAGCCTGTGTAATCAGACGGTTAATCTGAGTCGTTGAAGTTACAACTGTGCTATCCGCCAACGTAGTGGTGGGAAAGTTGTTCTCCGTATAGGTCTGAATTGCAGTTACTAACTCGGAATAGTTCATCCCATTGGTCCTCTCGCCATCACGCCTTTAGTAGCGCAACCAGTACCACGGATTTTGATGCCGTCGGTTTTAACAGGTTCATTGCCAGCAGACTTGCTGATGTTACCAACGCTTACGTCGTAAGAATCTAATTTACCAGAGTTAGTTTCTTTTCCGGGATTATCAGAAATAGTAAACTTCTTTCCGGTCATGTGATGTGGTTGAGCATAGACGCTAGCAGAACCAACTTCTTTACCCATTACTTTTTTGCTAAATGTAGCCATTACTTGCTCCCTTGATTTTTAGCGCGGGAAAGGTTACGTCCTAATTTCATACGATCTTCAGATGTAGGGCCACCTTTAGCAAACTTGGTTGGTTTCATGCCTTGGTGCATTTTTTTCTCATGCTTATTGATCATTGAGCCGATCATTTTCTTGTCTTGCTTTAAGTCTTCTTTATCCATTTTTAACTCCTAAGTTACGCTAACCGTTACTGTACCCAATTCCACCTCTAAAGCCAAGTAATTTGGCGTTAAAACTGCATCAAAAAACGATGATCCGCCTACTGGGTTCCAGCCCCATTGAAAGATTCGGCTACCACCTCCGTTATACCCATCTGCCAAATTACCAGAAACTTGGTAGCTTGTGTCCGGTCTAGGCTCACGCACTGCTTGTGGATCATTTACGGGGTACAAACCAAGAGACAACTGCGGTTGATCTGGATCCCAGCAAGACTGACAGACCTTGATCTGAAACAGCTTAGTCTTGATGACTTCCTTCTTCAGTTGGCTGAGTTTGTACCTCTGCCCACATCGGTCACATTCCGCAATCGAATACTTGCCTGAAGCAAACTTACTTGGCATGACTCACCTTAGTAGAACAACTGCCTTGGAACAAACCGATCCGATGCTTTCTCTCTATCTTCTTGTGAAGCCAACAGCCATTGCTGTTCGTATTCAGTCTTTAAAAATACAATTCGTTCAGGACTAGCATCTATTCGTTTAGAAGCAATATAAAACGCCAACCCAGCAACCATGCATGGGATAAATCGAAACGGAATGTCTTCTACGTTCACACCATTACCAGCGTCTTGCATACGCCGTAAGCGCCAGTAAATAAAAGTGTAATCCCCACCAGCGTTAGGCGCAGGCCACACGTTGATACAGGGTAAGTTCTGAACATAGATAGCCGCGCCAGCCGTATGTGCTGCTGCGGTTGTGTAATTCTGGGCACGGGTACAGTTAATCAAACTAGTACCGTCAATGTTTGTATATCCAATCGTCTCTGAGTCAATCTTTATAAATCCCGTAGTGGTTAACCCTGATACGCTACTTAGAACAATAGTCGTGCTAGTGCTTGTAATTGTTGTCGATAAAGTGATGGATGTGGAGTTTGTCTGCGCTGATTGGCGGTTAACCCATACTTGGATAGGACGCCCAGTGGTAAGTTTATTTGGGATAGTAGAGTAGGTGGACTCAGAAATACGGCTAATGTTGATATCACTCTGGGTACTAGCTGTGCCGTTATTTTGGCGAATCACATGGTCTAGCAAGTCAATCGTATCGTCTGGTATCGGGTAGACAGACTGCCCAGTCACCATAGCAATAGCGCCCTCTTGGATTGTCCAAAGGTTAATGCCACGATTAGCCCACTCAATCGTCAACAGGTTTAGCGAACGACGTGCGGTACGAAACTCATAACCAGTACGAACCTCTATACCGGCCCGCTCATACGCTTCCTCAATCAGATCATTGAGGTCTAAATTAAAAGAAGCGGTACCGGTCGTGTAAGCCATTATCTAAATCCTGCTGTTTTCTTAGCTATGCCTTTAGGCTGGGCTACGAATTGCTTCCCGGCTTTTTTGCCAGCACGCTTTGCACGTGTTGTAGCAGCGTACTCAGCAGGGCTGAGACTTTTGATAGCAGCTTCTGGGAGGTAGCGCTCACCTGTTTTACTAGACGGTTTTCCACTTTTGGTTCTCCATTTTTGGTCGCCCCAGTTTTTTAAGGACTGTTGTGGCGCTTTCAATCTCTGTAACCCCCACCTGCCGCCTTGTACTTTTTGGCTACAAGCTGAGCCTTACGCGCTGACCATTGACCTGCGCCCGTGCCTTGAGTAGCTGCGGCTTTTACCTGAGACACAATCCTCTTGCGAAGACTTGGCTTAGTGTAATTACCAGCAGCATTTACTTTGCCGCCTTCTTTGTATACCTCTACGTCATTTGGATTGTCCTTGCGAACAACCTTCTTGGCTTTAGGCATCTTAGAAGCACGGACATCGCCCATACCACGGCTTGACATCATTTAGCACATCCTTCCACGGGTTTTACCCTTGGTAGCAATACCATCGGCACGGCTAGAAGCAGAAGAAACTTTACCGCCAGAAGCCATCTTCTTTTCTTTGTTGTATCTTGGCACTGTGGATTTGTAGTTTTCTATGGCTTTTGAGAACAAACTACCAATACCTGAACCTACGCTTTTAACAGCGTCCATTGCCTTCTCGCGCCTTGCGGAACTTTCAGCATCACGATCTGCGGTGCTCTTCTTAGTCTGGATATTGCCAGAAAAATCCCTATAGGTTTCTTTTTTAGCTGACGCTGGAACAGACTCAGCTTTAGCTGGTGCGGACGCTTTTCTGATGGACTCACCTTCTTCACGGCTTAGTTTGCGTACAGATGATGGCTCTGACGCTTTGCTAATAGAAGCTTCACCTTCTTCACGGCTTACTCTACGCAAAGATGATGTCTCTGGCGCAGGTTTAGGAATAGGTTTAGCAGCAGCCTTTGTAGTCTCGCTAGATGACTGGGGGATGTAATCTCCATAATCAGCACTAGGTGTTCTTGCTCTCTCTTCTTGAGCCTCGTCATAGGCTTCTTTCATACCAGCGTTGCTATCGCCACCTTCAACAAATCGTTTAGTACGTGCCATGATTAGCTCCTTAGCAGGCTTTGCCGCCCTTGGTCATCTTAATCATCTTGCCTTTGGTTTTACCCTTGGACTCAATGCCACCACCTTTAGCTGCAAAAATAGGCACTTTTTTGCCGTCTTTCATTTTCATAGGCATACCGCCTTTTTTCATGCCCATACCACCCATACCACCCATACCGCTCATAGCTGTATCAGCCATAGGAGTAGGCTTTTTCATACCATCTTTAGCGGTACTCATGCCGGGTTTCATCATTGGTTTACCCATTTTTGTAGCCATCTCACCACCTCTTTTAAAAGTTTTGCCTTTATCGGCGTTGTTGAACTCTTTGCCCACGGACTGTGGAACTCCGACTTTCTTGGCAAATGATGGGTTGTTAGCCACCGCAGCCATGAAATTGTGTTGTTTCTTACTCGTGCTTGGCATACTTAGCCACCAAGTTTTTAACTGTTTCGGTTTCCCAAATACGCAAAATTAACCACACAATGGTCAATATTCCACCAATGAGTCCTACGAGTGGAGTTACCCAGCCCATGAAACCACCAAGCCCAACAACCACAGCCGCGCCGTCAGTCATTGTTTTTACGTCGTTGTTCATATAAATCCTTTAACATTTCCAAGCCCGTAGGCTTTTGTTAATCCTAGAGTTAGGATCTTTTGCTGTCTTGGGTGAAGTTAACTTCTTTTTCATCCCTTCCATGCGGGCACAAAAAGAATCTTTACGACTGCCACCCTCTGGCTGCGGAGCCTTTAGTCCGGGTTTACCCGGATTGGCTTTGTTGTAGGAAGCCCTGCCCTTGGCGTTCAAGCCACCTTTCTCGGACTTGCCTTCTTTGCGTTGCCATGCTGGTGATTTAGCCATTTACAACTTTCAAACGTGACTCTCGAATATTCTCGAGCAATGGTATAACAACATTCTCTCGGAAGTTATTAGTGAACGATTCGCTACCAATATGTGGGAGGCTGATGTCTACGTCGATATGGACTGTAAAGCCCATGTCTGTTGCTCTGTCGCAAAACAAATAGTCCTCGCCAACATACTGGTCATCTCTAATATCAAAGTCAAACAACGAATACATTCTCTCGCCTGTAGCCTTGTTCTTGTATGACCACTCAGGATGTGCTTCACCCATCTTCTCGATGACGTGACGCTGGATAAGCATGAATCCTGTACCTATACGTTTGACGCGCATCATTGAGCCATCAAACTCTAAATCGCCATTTCCGTCAAAGTACAGGTCTGTAAAGAACCTTTTGTCAGTAGCCCTGCGCGGGTACGTACCTGCAGTGATATCTTTACCACTACTTTGAGCCATCAAACGCAAGATGTCCCCGGGGGTCACCACAACGTCTGAATCAATAAACAACAACTCTGTGCAGTCTGTCTTTAAGAACTCCGCCACTAACGAGTTACGCGCCATCGTAATGATGGAACAGTTCGAGATATCAGATAGCGTGACAGAAACACCAAGACGCATAGCTTCTGGCATTAACTGCGCAATAGCATATGCGGTCTTGACGTTCAAACGCCCATCGTGACAAGGTATGCCGATAAACAGCTTACGCCCTGTCAGAACTGCTTGTTTAGACTCAGCCATAGTAGA